GAACAACAACGCCCGTGTTATCAATAGTACCTACGGTAGTACCCGTGGTATAGCGAACAGTACCCGCCCGGATAGGGCCTGAGAAAGTAGAAAAGCTCATATGAACCTCGTGCACCTGCGCCTGTTGTCTTGTGCGTGTCTGCTAGGGCAGTCGAACAGGCAATTAAAGAAATCCCTAGATTTAGTACCTATATACTGGGTTTATTGGGGGGTGTCAAGCATGATTTCTCGGTCCCGTACCGTCTGGAAAAGCTATGTCATAGTTGTAATTTTCTTTGTAGAAAAACGCCCAGCCTTTTTTTGCGCCTTTTGTTAAAGGCTTTCCAGCTTTTAAAGCTCTATTTATTGTTGGGGGAGTTAGCTCCAACGCCGAACGAAGCATAGTGATGCTGGGAAACTCCATGATAGCCCCACTAGGTAGGACAGCGATGATGGCCTTACTGACTTTTTCTTTGAATTCGGCGCTGCGCGGCTTACCATAGTTTGGGTTTCCAGCCCCTGAAAGAGTCTTGCTTATCTTGGCACGGACTTCTATAGACTTGGGTTTGCCATGGAGGTGCGCTGTTTTACGCTTATTTACCTCATCAGTAAAGGTGCGGCCTTTGCTTGTTTCGCCTATTCGTTTTAGTGTGTCAGGGGTATGTTTATACCCAAAAACGGGGTGTGCTTCGCCTGTAACCCCTAGTAAAGGCGCTGTTGCATCGGTCCCTATGTTGTAGCATTCAAGTCTTCCTACACAGTCTTTTAGCCATACGTTTTCTGCGGCAAGTAAATCATCCTCCGCATTTACTTCCTGAACTATGACAAAGGTAAAGGCTTGTTCCCCATATTTGTTCCAAGCGGCTTGTAGGTGCCCATTGTTGTGTTTACCCTTTCTAAGTTCGTTCCAGTGTCTCGCTTTGCGTGTTTTAAAATTTACCGCGCTACCTACATAAAATTTGTTGTTAACGATGTTGATAATTTTGTATATGCCTCGCATTGTGTACTCCTTTTGTGGTTTGCGAGAATACAATACCAGTAGTGAACAAATAGCGCAAGTATTTTGAACAAAAAGAAAGGGGGCCAAAGCCCCCTATCCTAAACCGTTGATTTCTCTAGGTTTATCAGCTAGAACCTTGTGAGCCAAACGCTCCAAGATAATCCGACCATCCGAAACTATACCTTTCTCTCGCTTTATAACGAGCATTGCCCGTGTCAAAGTCAGCGTCCATCGAAGTTGACAGCGGAGTACGTACGAAATGCTTCAAGCCATTTGGAACGTCGGTAAGCAGGAACCAACCATTGGTGTCGGTCAACCAGTGGTTGACAGAGTAGCCGCCGGGGATTGCGCCGTTGTTCTTCAGAGCATTGATGTCATTGTCGGTCGTACCAACACGCAGTTCAGTTTCAAGAATACGAGTAGCCACGAACTGCAGGGCAGACGGGATAATCAGCTTCTTTGGCTTTGCTGCGATGAGCAGACCACGTTCGTCAGTCCACAGAGAAATCTGAATAACCGCATTTTCCAATGAAGTTTCGTTCAGGTCCGCTGGGGTCGTTGGGACGTTAGAGATGGTACCACCGTAGGTCAAAGGATGCGCATTGTTGAACAGGGTCTTACCGTCACCACCTACGTAGTTCGTGTTGAAACCGTTGTTCAAAATGTTAGCGCCCTTAACTTCTTTGGTGTACGCCATAGCACGAGCCAACGCCTTGGTATAACGAGCAGACAGTGAGTCATACAGGTTATCTTCAATAGCTTCTTCCGTCAGGGAGAAACCAAGAGCGATAGTTTCGTGGGTATAGCGAGTAGACCATGCTTCCTGAGCCGCATCGTAAGCGATGGCTGAACCTTCGTTCTTAACAGGGGCTGCACCGAAACCGGAGAGCTTCTGTTCTTCTTCAAAGGAACGCTCGGAGCTTTCAGTCTCGAACAGTTCTTTATACTCTTCACCATAGCGTTCGTATTCAAGACCGAACAAGGCGTTGAGGCCGGGGAGCAGTTCTTTAAGTAACTGCGCGCGTGAGATAGCTGCCATTGATGATTACTCCTTAAATACCAGTGGTCTGACGGTAGAAATGGAAGCCAGCGTTGTAGGTCACGAGGATCTGCTGGAAAGTACCATCAGAAAGAACCGTTTCCTTAACAACATCAACAATACGCAGTGGCAGAGTATTGGTAGTAGCTGCAGACGCAAGGTTCGCAGATACAGTACTGTTGCCGGTGGTGGTGTTGACTAAAGTAGAAGGCTCGTAGTATCCAATGTTCTGACCGACGTTAGCCTGAGTAGCGCCACCAGAGGTATAAGCTACGCCAGAAGCGTTGGTTACAGTAATCAAAAAGATTGCATCTGGATCTTCACAAACAAGAGCCTTAGCATCTGAAGCGGTCGTACCTGAAGCCCAATACTGGGGGGTAACGAAATACTTCAAACCAGTGCTCTGGCTATATTCACAACCGAGGAAGATACCAACTGGAGCAGCAGCGAAAGACGCCTTTGCACCTGAAGTGGTGTCAACACGGATGATAGTGCCATCTGTGGTGTAAGTTACAAGATCGCCAAACCCGATGTTCTGAGCGTACCCAGAAGCAATAGGGATCTGACGGATCGCCTGATTAAATACACGACCGCCAATGAGGTTTACCGGAAGGAAACCAGCAGGGGCCATATTTGCAGGATATGCCATATAGAACTCCTTAAATATTTAAATACGGCCCCAATTATACTTAGGAACCGCTACCAAAAGATACTTTGGACTTCCCTTCACGGAAAAGGGGCATCCGGGGATCACTTTCGCGCATTAAGTTGTTGTCAACCGATTGCGTTTGTCTTTGGGTCATGTCTTCATAATATTCGCGACGAGCATCAGCTGTCTCTTGCGTCGTCTTACAAAGTACTAAACCACCAATCTCAATAAGATCAGATGCCGGTGTCAAACCAAAAGCGGCAAAATCGGAGCTAATTTCTGGGTGGTCAGACGCTTTACATGGCACCCATCCTTCACGCCTTGCGCGGGCCATATTGGCCGGATCAGATTGGCCCATCATAGACGCTCGAATCCATCGAAACTTATATCCATCTTGCGGCGCGGGCGAAGGAAGGTCGTGGGCTGGTTTCCATGAGGTCTGGCGAACTTCAGCTTCACGGGTTTCCGTGGACCGCGGTTTACGACTTAAATCAATTTGATTAGCCATTGATCTTTTGCTCCTTTATTGCGTGTTTGGCATATACTTCAAGTGGTACGCCAAGACGTTTTGCTATAGCGACTTGCGAGGCCGTCAGTGTGACTTTTTTTGATGCGGTGGTTCTACCAGCCGGTGCCACAGGTGAAGACTTCCTAGGTCGTTCAAATTTCTCAGGGAACCTCTGCCGAATCCCACTATCGATATGTGCGTAGTAGTCATCAGAAGTAGGGTCTAATCCTTCATTCACCAATTTCTGGTGCAGCCCGTAAGCCAATGAGGTCATTTCCTCGTCCTTTCCAAACCAAGGGTTGCGTGACGCCCAATCTTCAGCTTTGGGGTCCGGGGTGTGGATAGGAGCTTGCGGCTCTGGTTGAGGATTATATACAGGAGTATTTTGCTGTTGTAAAGTCTGATTATAGTTTGAAACTTGTTGCGCTGCATAGGCATCAAGTCTGTCCCGCTGTACTGCTAGTATTGTTAGCTCTTTGTTAGCCTCTAAAGTACCTTCGGTATCCCCAGATTCATACGCCCGCCGATAACGATCTTCAGCAAGCTTTTGAGCCATATCAATTTTAGCTTGCGACTCTTTTGTAAATTCCTGCTGACCCCAAGTCAGCGTAGTCTTTAGCTGAGTATTTTCATCAAGTACCGCTTGCGCTACCCGTAAAGCTTCTTCCCTTTCTCGCGCCATCTGTTCTTTTGCACGACGTTCATCGTGGAACTTATGGTTCATCTGGTTAATACGCTTCTTGACTTTATCGGAGTAATGCTCCATTTCGTCTTCGCGTTCACCTTCTTCTTGCTCAGTCAGAGCTTTGCGGCCACGGTCTTCTTCAGGGGTATCATCTACCACTTCAATTTCAATACCCTGCTCTTCTGCCTCATTCAACAGATGTTCAGGGACCTCAAAGTCTTCATTAATGATTTCTTTAGCCATTAGTAACTTCTCCCAATACCGCGAGGATCTTCAACTACACCCTCGATCATATCGTCGTTAACAATGATGAACTCTTTACCGTCCACCGCAAAACGAGAACCTGAATAAGCACGAAGGAGCACAAAGTCACCTTCCTTACACCACGAGCCGGTAG